TGCATTGGAATACAATGTAACAAATCCTCACATTATCAGAATTATCGCATCAGTAATGATGACAAGAGATGGTAAAGGATTGCAAGGTGGAAGTTTCGTTCAATCGGTAGTAGATAACGATTTATTCGGAGCAATCGCAAAAGCAGATTCTGAGTGTTATAATCACTTAAAAGTAATAGTAGCAGCAAATCAGTATTCGTATCTAAACTAATAAAAAAATGAAAAAATTCAGCGTAAGTGAAATTCTTATCCTAGTAGTATGTGTAGTTTGTATTTTCGTAAGTGAATACATCTATTTGGTTCAAGGTGACCCATTGAAGGCAATCTTTATTGGATTGTGGCCTCCAACGATTTTGGGACTAGTAAATTTTGTAAATATAAAACGGAAGTAATATGGAAAATTTGGATATTATAATCCTAACAACTATCGTATCTACACTATTTTTGGTTTTTTTCGTACTGATGTATAAAGAATTCTCAAAAATGGAAAAAGAGGAGTATACCTATAAAGCGGATGTAAAACGATATGGTAGAGATGGTATCTACAATTTGTTGGAAAGATTATTTGATGATGATTTACAAACTAAATCTCAAAAGGTGAAATTGTTTAAGACAATTGATAGAACCATCGCAGATATGGAAAGTGATGGGATGTATTTTTCTAAAGATATAAAGGAAAAGTTGGAAAAAGAAAGAGAAGAGTTGTTTTGCGAGTATAGTGGGTTACCATCTCCCAAAGCATACGAAAGAGATGACCAAATATAAAACGGATAAGAAATGGAATTTTTAACAGATATTGGAGTTGTGACATTAGAAACTGCTAAGCAGTTAAAAAGTGATGGATTTGATGTTCCTACTAACTTTTACTTTGTGGACGAAAAATCAACTGAAACTGATAGTGGTAAATATTTACTACGATGCGGAAAGGGTAGAGATAACCACAACCGAAAAGGTAGAGAGTTTTATTCAGCTCCATCGAGTGTTGAATTGGAAAGATGGAAAAAATAAAACAGAAAAGGCTTGTATTATTTAAGCCTTTTTCGTAGTTTTGTAAACCAATTAAAATTAAACCCTTAAAACGATAAAAAAATGAGTATTTTAAAATTTTGCAAAGTTCCCTCAGATGAAGTTGTTGAAAACTACAATTCAGCGAAATACTACGGAAATAAAAAAATTATTAACAGAGACTTTCAAATAAAAATAGAAGAAATTCTTAAAAATAAAATGCAAGAATATCTTGAAACACCAGATGCAGAAAAACTATTAAATGGTAAAGAGCCTGGTCATAGTATGGGAACTATGATTGAAGAAGAGTGTGGTAATCTTCTTAAACAAAATGGATACACCATTACAAAAGAAGTAAATAAATTGGGAGATGCAAAAAAAAGAGCTCATTCTGATTTTAATATTGTATCAGTTGATGGTTCTGTACATCGTGTAAATGTAAAGTTTGGAAGTGAAGGAGACAGTAGCCCCAATGTTTGTTCTATAAATCGTATGATGGATGCACTTAGAGATGGTATCATAGATGGCTATTATATTCTTAAAATAAAATATAATAGAAAAGAAAAAAATACAAAAGTTTTTTTTGTAGATGTTCTTGATTATGTTGATTGTATAACTTGTGATGGAGGAACTGGTCAGATAATGCTGGGAGAAAAAAAATTCTACAAAATTTATGGTACATCTGGCAGAGAAAATAAATTAACTTTGGAAGAAAAAACGGTTGGAATTTATGAATTGTATATTAAAAAAATGAAAGAACACATAAAAAGAAAAGAAGAACAGTTAGAAAAAAGAAAGCAAGAACTTATTTTATTTTTATAAAAAATAATTTAAATATTTAAATTATTTTTACAAATCTACTATACTTATATACATGGCGATATCAAGACAAAATAGAGAATATAAAAAGAAAATGGGACAGTTTATGACGCCAATTTCTCTCTCAAAACATCTAATAAAAAAAAGAAATTATACTCTTTCTGATCTAATATTAGAACCTTCATTTGGTGAAGGTAGTTTTTTGTTTGCAATTATAGATAGATTTATAGAGATTTTTAATCCATCTGATATTTCTTTTTTTGTTACATCATTACTTGAAAAAAATATATATGGTGTAGAGATGGATTATGAGTTATATCATAAAACTTTATCAAAACTATCAGATAAATATTCATTGAATACAGATAACATTAGTCATAATTTATATAATTCTGATTTTTTTGATGTTCCTTTTTTTGGAATACAATTTGATTACATAGAGGGCAATCCACCTTTTGGTGGTTCTTTTGATGAAAGTAAAGGTATAAAATTAGATAAAGTCTATGGAAAATACGATGGTATAAAAATTAAAAAAGAAACATATTCGTTTTTTACTCATAGGTGTTATAATTTACTTAAATCAGCTGGTAGTATTGGATTTATATGTTCTGATACATTTATGACAATACCAACTATGAAAGGTGTTAGAAAAATATTGTCAGATAATCATACTGATGTAAAAAACATTTCTTATTTTTCCGATGAAACTGATTATCCAATGGTATATTTTAATCTTAAAAAAACTAAGAAATCAAAGTTATTAATAAATGGTAAATTAATACCAAATTCTTTATTACAGTTAACCGATACTCTATCCTTTTCAATAGATGATAATTATGAAAAGTATTTTAGAAATGAAAATTTATCTAAGTATATAACTTGTAGTTCTGGAATGACCGTTGGTAAAAATGAGTTTTTTTTAAAGCAAATATCAAACGGAAAAATATTAGAAACGATATCTTACGAATTTATAAATGAAGTAAAAACAAATAAAAAGGAAGCTGAGAGAGCAAGGCTTGGAAAAATTTCTAATAAAATTTTGCAAGAAATCAAGGCTCAAAAAATGGAAGAAATATTAAAAATAAATTATTTAACTTCTCCAATTTATATTGATATAGATAGTCAAGATTATAAACCATATAATAAAGCATCATCAAAAAAATATTACGATACCCCTAACACTTACATTTATTGGAAAGATGATGGTAAAGCAGTATATACATTTAAAAGTACTGGATCTTGGTATTTGCATGGTGTTGGTGGTAAAAAATTCTTTGAAAAGCAAGGTTTAACTTGGAGATTAATTTCTAATGATATTCGTTGTAGATTTTTACCAGAAGGATATATCCTGGATTCTGGATCTCCTGTTGGAATATTAAATAAAAATATTGAACCCGATGAATTATATTTTATAATAGGATGGTTAAACACCCAATTGGCAACTAAAATATTAAAAACAGTTATAAACCATACTAGAAATATTCAATCAAAGGATATAGAAAGAATGCCGTATCCGTATTGGGTATCTGATGAAAACAAAAAAAATGTAATAGAAAGAGTTAAAAGTATAATTACAAATAAAAAAAATACAGAAGAGGATACTGAATTTATTGAAAATTTATTTCAATTTAACTCATAGAAATTTACTTAAAAACCTTTGGAATTGTGAATTATTTTTAGTATCTTTGTATCATTAGTAATCACAAAAATCCAGGTTTTTAATATTTATATACGATGTGTAATCACATATTAAAACCTAAAACAAATTAAATTATAAACCTTTAAATGTTAAAACTATGGCTATTAACTTAGACGCAATCAGAGGTAGACTGAACAAACTACAAAACACAACAGCTAAGACTGTAGAACAATGGAAACCAGCTCCTGGTAAACATCAAATTCGATTAGTTCCTTACAAATTCAATAAGGAAAATCCTTTTATCGAATTACTATTCCATTACGGAATTAACAACAAAACTTATCTTTCACCACAATCTTTCGGTAGACCTGATCCGATCGTGGAATTCGCTGAAAAACTGAAAAGAATGGGCGATAAAGAGGACTGGAAAAGTGCCAGAAAAATGGAACCAAAACTTAGAACTTTTGTACCAGTATTGGTAAGAGGTGAAGAAGGTGATGGAGTTCGTTTTTGGGGATTTGGAAAGACGGTATATCAAGAAATTTTAGGATACATTGCAGATCCTGATTATGGAGATATTACTGATGCACATGGAGGAAGAGATATCGTTGTTGAAATCGTATCAGCGGAAGATAGTGGAACATCTTATCCAGTAACAACTATTAGAGTTAAACCAAAAGAAACACCTTTGGCTGATACTAAAGAAGCAACTGATAAGTTTCTAAATGAACAAAAGAACATTACTGAACTTTACCAAGAGTTGAGTTATGCAGAATTGAAAGCGGTATTGGAAGGTTGGTTAAATCCATCAGCAGGTGGAGATGATGATGTGGTAGAAGCAGTATCAACAGAGCAACTTTCTAATGTAACATCAGCGGGAAAAACTCAATCGCATGATATGGGTGGACCTACATCACCATCAAAAGAAACAGATACACCAACTAAAAAGTTGGATGATGTAGCTGCAGCATTTGATGACCTATTCAATTCTTAATAACCAAAACTTATGGCGAAAGCAACTAAGGAAATAGACTTGGCGGAAATACTCGCCGAGTCCCTTAATAAACAAGCAAAAGACCAGAAAGTAGCATTCTTTTTGGACAACAATGACTCCCCTACGAATGTAGAAGGTTGGGTATCAACTGGAGCATCAATGTTAGATGTGGCAATCTCTAATAGACCTTATGGAGGTTTGCCTGTTGGTAGAATTACTGAAATTACGGGATTAGAACAAAGTGGTAAATCATTAGTATCAGCTCACTTACTTGCCGAAACACAAAAGTTAGGTGGTATCGCTGTATTGATTGACACTGAAAATGCTGTAAGTAGAGAATTCTTAGAAGCCATTGGAGTAGATACAACCAAATTACTTTATGTAACAGCTGAGACTGTTGAGCAATGTTTTGAATATACCGAAACTATCATCGAAAAGGTGAGAGTTGCATCGAAAGATAAGTATGTGACAATTGTTGTGGACTCAGTAGCAGCGGCATCAACTGAAAAGGAGATGGAAGCTGATTATGGTAAAGATGGATACGCAACCGATAAAGCAATTATCATTTCCAAAGCAATGCGTAAAATCACAAATCTTATTGGTAGACAGAAAATCACTTTGGTTTTCACAAATCAATTAAGACAGAAGATGAACGCAATGCCGTTTTCTGACCCTTGGACAACTTCTGGTGGTAAAGCAATTGCTTTCCACGCATCGGTTCGTTTAAGATTAAAGAGTATGGGAACGATTAAGGCGAAAGAAAATGGTAACGATAGAATTGTAGGTATTAAGGTTCGGTGTCAAGTGGTAAAAAATCGTATGGGTCCACCATTGCGTTCAGCAGATTTTGATATCTTCTTTGATAGAGGTATTGATAACTATGGTGCTTGGTTGGGTATGATGAAAGAGAATTCAATTGTAAAACAAAGTGGAGCTTGGTATGAATATACAGATATTGATACTGGTGAAGTGATTAAGTTTCAAGCGAAAGATTTTCCTTCTACATTAGAAAACAATACGGAAGTTAAAGAGCAAATCTATAAGAGGATTTGTGAAGCAACAATTTTACAATACAAAAAAGACTCATTGGACTCTGATAATCTAATTGTAGACTCAGAAGTTATCGGTGATTAATCAAAATAATAAGTTATGAATAAGAATTTAATAACAATGTTACGAACATCCGCTGAAGCTGATAAAGCTAAAGCACTACTAACTTTGGACCTTTTGGGTAATAACGGAGTAGGTATTGGTGACCATTCTACAAAAGATTTCTACAACAATGCTGAGGAAGCACTTACAATGTTGGTAGATGCTGATGATAGGTTAAAAGCAATTGATAAATACCTATCAGCTGATAGTAGTTTTGTTGGTGGAATGGGATACACTACCAACTCAACTCTATAATGAAGGAACTATACAAAAAATTACTAAATGAAGTTGAAGTTGAACACCAAACAAGTCATTTAAGAGTAAGAAATAGTAAAGTTTTAATTATAGATGGACTAAACACATTCATTCGTAGCTGGACAACAAATCCAGCTATGAATGAAAATGGTGAGCATATTGGAGGTGTGGTTGGTTCATTAAACTCAATAGGGTTCCAAATAAGAGAGTTTAACCCTACTAGAGTCATCCTTATTTTTGATGGAAAGGGTGGTTCTCAATCTCGTAAAAAAATATATGAGGGGTATAAATCCGATAGAGGTAAGAACCGCTTTAGAGTAAATCGTCAGTATCCTGAAATGATGGATCAGGAAGAGGAGTCTGTTTCTATGAGAAGACAGTTGATGTGGTTGGTTGATATATTACACTATCTGCCAATAACAACTATGATTTTTGATGGAATGGAAGCCGATGATGCAATAGCGTATATTTCAACCGAACTTATTGGTGAAGGTGAAGAGTGTGTGATAGCATCAACTGATAAAGATTTCTTACAACTGGTGAATGATAGGACGAAAGTATATTCTTCCACAAAGAAAAAGTATTACGATAGAGATGTATTCTTTAATGAGTGGGGAATGTATCCTGAAAACTTTTTGTTGTTCCGAACATTAGATGGTGATAACTCCGATAATGTTCCTGGAATAAAAGGATGTGGTATTAAAACCGTGTTAAAAAGGTTTCCACAACTTACCGAAAACAGAGAAATAACTTTTGATGAACTTTTTCAAATTTGCGAAAACAATTCTAACGATAAAATAAAATTGTATAAGGATATATTGGATAATAAAGATGTTGTGTTGAGAAATCAAAAAATAATGTCCTTAAAGGAACCCTCAATTACAATACACAACCGATTAAAAGTAAAAGATAGGTATGATGAGGAGAATACCAAGTTTGATAAATTTGAGTTCTTAAAAGTTGGAATGAAATATAAAATCCTCCAAAATTGGAAAGACATAAACTCTTGGTTAAATAGTACATTTTCCAATATAATAGTTAAATAAAAAAGATATATAAATATGCAGG